TACCCGACCCGCCGTACAACGTCAACTACGAAGGCGCGGCGGGTAAAATCAAAAACGACAATATGGGCACTGAAGCGTTCTATGACTTCCTGCTGGCGGCGTTTACGAACACCGAGGCGGCGATGGCACAGGACGCTTCCATTTATGTATTCCATGCCGACACCGAAGGGCTGAATTTTCGCAAGGCATTCTCGGACGCTGGCTTTCAGCTTTCCGGGTGCTGCATCTGGAAAAAGCCGTCGCTGGTGCTTGGGCGCTCTCCATATCAGTGGCAACACGAGCCTGTGCTGTTCGGCTGGAAGAAAAAAGGCAAGCACAACTGGTATACAGACCGCAAGCAGACCACCATCTGGGAGTTTGAAAAGCCGAAGAAAAACACCGACCATCCGACCATGAAGCCGATTGCACTTGTTGCCTATCCCATTATGAACAGCAGCCTGACCAACTGCATCGTACTCGATCCTTTCGGCGGCTCAGGAAGTACACTCATTGCCTGTGTTCAGGCCGAGCGTATTTGCTACACCATTGAGCTTGATGAAAAATACTGCGATGTCATTGTAAATCGGTATATTGAACAAGCCGGAAACGCAGATGGTGTATTTCTTTTGAGAGAAGGTACGGAATATAAGTATCGCGATTTGGAGGAAGTAAATGCTGACAGCTAAACTCTATCAGCACAAAAGGCCGCCTATTACTCGGAACAATTTTCCTACAGAATTATGCTCTAAATGGCTTGCTATTTACAGCGTTCAGAGTGATATATGTAGTACCGAAAAAAGAAAGGCGGTATGAAAAATGCAGATTAATTACAATGTTACAGGCACAAAACGAAAATCGCTGGTAGGAGCAATCAGCCAGGAACTAAATGCTCCAACAAAATATCTCGGCGCACCTACCTTCGCTTACGAGGTTGGTGGCTACCACATCGACAAGACCGGGATACTCAGAGGAACTGACAATCCCGGTCTGGTTGCTGACCTACAGGGATTGCACGACTTCAAGGCTATTTCAGAAGAATACGATACTCCACTCCCTGAAGCAGAACCTATACCGGACGATGTTCAAATTCCTTACGAAGCTGCCCTTGGCGGCAGGGTTAGCCACTATCACGATTATGAGGAGCCACCCGCATATGGGGAGCCCAATCATTTGACCATCGAGTTGCCAAGGTCGGCTTTTACAGATATGGCTCTTGAAAATCTTAAGAGACTGGTTGAAAGTAAATCGGCTTTAATAAAAAAAGCTCTGGGTACTGATTGCACCCCCATCATTACGGGTGAAGAAACTATCAGTTTTCCTTGGTTTCAAGGTGAGCTTACCTCCGATGAGGTCAAAGCCTACACCCATTTTGTGACTGCGCTCTGCGAGATGGCAAAAACACAGCAAAGAGTCAATGCTACCGAAAAACAGGTGGAAAATGAGAAGTACGCTTTTCGCTGCTTCCTCCTCCGGCTCGGTTTCATAGGTTCAGAATACAAAGAGGAGCGCAAAATTCTACTATCCCAGTTGACTGGCAGTTCGGCATTTAAGTCGGGTACAAAAAGTGAGGTGTCAAATGATGCGCAATGATTATCCATCAAGAAAAATAGTCGAAGATATTCGCAAACACTACCCGGTCGGTTGTCGTGTAGAGCTTATCAAAATGGATGATGTTCAAGCTCCATCCGTTGGAGCAATGGGTACAGTTATAGGTGTAGATGATATCGGAAGTATTATGGTGCAATGGGACTGCGGCAGTTCTTTGAACGTAGTTTATGGTGAGGATGCGGTTCGAAAGCTGTAAATGTTTCATTGAAATACACCCATAAATTGATGTGTTTTATTTCTCGGAATTTGCTTGCTATATAAGCCTTTTAGAGTGATATATGTACATGCCGAAAGGCACAAAACATACACATTCAGGAGGAAAACCACATGTTTACAAGCAGATTCGGGATTGAGATTGAGTTTACTGGCATCACAAGGAACGAAGCGGCGAAGATCGCTGCCGACTACCTTGGCGGAACGGTTACACACACAGGCGACTATTACGACACCAAAAAGGTAACGACTCCAGATGGGCGGGTTTGGAAGTTTATGAGCGACAGCAGCATCTCCTGCCAAAAGAAACAAGGACGCCAGAAGGTAACTGCCACCCGCGACTACAGCGTAGAGTTGGTCAGCCCCATCCTTAGTTACCGCGAGGATATTGAAAAATTGCAGGAATTGGTCAGACAGCTTCGCCACGCTGGTGGATTTGCAAACAACTCCTGCGGGATTCACATACACCTTGATGGCTCAGACCACACCCCAAGGAGCATAAGAAACTTCGTGAACATCATTGCCAGCAAGAATGACCTTTTTTACAAGGCTTTGCAAATAGCACCTGAACGGATGAGTTACTGCAAAAAGATGGATAGCCTTCTGGTCGAGAAATTAAACCGACGCAAACCGAAGACAATGGAAGCCATCGAGAGCCTTTGGTACGAGGGATACAGCGAAAGCACCAGCCGACACTACCATTCAAGCCGATACCACTTTCTTAATCTGCACAGCTTTTTCACAGGCAATCACACGGTCGAGCTTCGGGGCTTCAACAGCGAACTACACGCAGGTAAGATAAGAAGCTACATTGTTCTCGCCCTCGCTCTCAACCACCAGGCGCTGACACAGAAATGCGCATCGGCGAAGAAGCCACAGATTGAAAATGAAAAGTTCGCAATGCGAACCTACCTCAACCGTATCGGTTTCATCGGCGAGGAATTCGCAAACTGCCGAGAGCACTTGACGGCCCACTTGGACGGCTCGGCGGCTTGGCGATTTCGGGCAGCCTGAACGGTTGCCCCTCAAAAATAAGGAGGACAAGGACTATGAATAAAACATTCTATCTCGCCTATGGCTCAAACCTTAACCTTGAGCAGATGGCGCACCGTTGCCCCACAGCAAAGCCTGTCGGGCCGGTAGTTTTAAAGGACTACCAGTTATTGTTTCGAGGAGGACACGGCGGCTCTGTGGCGACCGTGGAGCCTTTTAAGGGTAAGACAGTTCCATGCCTGCTGTGGGAGATTACTCCGGCTGACGAAGCATCACTCGACCGCTACGAGGGTTTCCCATTTCTCTACCGAAAGGAAAAGGTCAAAGTCAGACTTGGCAAAAAGAACGTAGAAACTATGGTCTACATTATGAATGAAGGCCGACCGCTTGGCAGTCCAAGCTGTTATTACTACAGCGTTATTTTAGAGGGCTACAAGGGCGCGGACTTCGACATCGGCATTCTCAAGCAGGCTGTCGAGGATTCTAAGGAGGTTGAAAATGAATAAAAAGATAAAGGAACAGATACTCGCCATCCGCGACACGGGGCTAACGAATATGTTTGATGTGGTTGCGGTGCAGCGTATCGCAAACGACATGGGCTTTTATGAGCTGGTATTGTTCCTCGAAGAGAATCGTAAGGAATATGCCCATTTCATCCTGACCGGCGAGGAATAACATACACATACAAAACGGAAGGAGAGCATTACCATGTGGAAAGAAGGAAGCATCAAGGTTGGAAGTAGCATCATTCACTACTGGGTGAAGTGTTTTGAAGAAGGATCGCAGAACGGCATCGAAAAGGGCCGCATTTCCAAACTCATGCTAAAACGCGATGGTGAGATCATCGCCAATTATGACAGAGGTTGGGATATAGAACCACTCGATTCCGATGCAGAGATTGTCCTTGCGATTCTGATGAAAGAACACAACTAACCTGATAAAAATCGAATCCCGGAATGGGGCCTTGCGGCTCTGTTCTTCGTTAAGAAAGACCCATTGTGGTCTATTTTTTATGCCCTTTTGAAGGAGGTGACTGCATATCCGAAAACTCAAAAAATACAAACCAACTGTTTTTAAAGCGAAGGACGCTTATTACAACAAAGATATGGCCGATTATGCAGTCGCATTCATCGAGGCACTATCTCATACTAAGGGCACATGGGCGGGTAAGCCTTTTGAACTAATCGACTGGCAAGAGCGAATAATCCGCGATGTATTCGGAATTCTGAAGCCGAACGGCTATCGGCAGTTCAATACTGCTTATGTAGAAATACCTAAGAAAATGGGAAAAAGTGAGCTTGCAGCGGCTGTTGCCCTGTTGCTCACCTGTGGAGATAACGAGGAACGTGCCGAAGTTTACGGTTGTGCTGCCGACCGTAACCAAGCATCTATCGTTTTCAACGTTGCGGCGGATATGGTGCGAATGTGTCCTGCTCTGTCCAAGCGAGTGAAAATCCTGGACTCCATGAAGCGGCTCATCTATCAGCCGACAGGCAGTATTTATCAAGTACTTTCAGCCGATGTCGGAAACAAGCATGGCTTCAACACCCACGGCGTGGTGTTTGACGAGCTGCACACGCAGCCAAACAGAAAACTCTTTGATGTTATGACTAAGGGTAGCGGTGATGCCCGTATGCAGCCTCTGTATTTCCTTATAACCACTGCCGGAGATAACCAGAACAGCATCTGCTGGGAAGTACACCAGAAAGCGCTGGATATCATGAACGGTAGAAAGAACGATCCTACCTTCTATCCTGTTATATATGGGGCTGATCCTGAGGACGATTGGACAGATCCAAAGGTCTGGAAGAAAGCAAATCCTTCCCTCGGCATTACGGTCAGCATGGACAAAGTCAAAGCAGCGTTTGAATCGGCAAGGCAAAATCCGGCTGAGGAGAACAGCTTCCGGCAGCTTCGGCTCAATCAATGGGTTAAGCAGGCTGTACGTTGGATGCCAATGGACAAATGGGATGCCTGCGCTTTCGCCGTTGACCCGGAAGCTCTGCAAGGGCGTGTCTGCTATGGTGGGCTTGACCTCTCCTCTTCCACTGATATCACAGCTTTCGTGCTGGTCTTCCCACCCTTGGATGAGGATGATAAATACACTGTTATGCCATTCTTCTGGATACCAGAGGATAACATCGACTTGCGTGTTCGGCGTGACCATGTAAATTACGATGTATGGAAAAAACAAGGCTTCCTTCTAACCACCGAGGGCAATGTGGTACATTACGGTTTTATTGAAGCCTTTATCGAGGACCTTGGCATGAAATACAACATCCGGGAAATTGCCTTTGACCGCTGGGGCGCTGTTCAAATGACGCAGAACCTTGAAAACCTCGGTTTTACGGTTGTTCCGTTCGGTCAAGGCTTTAAAGATATGTCTCCACCGACTAAAGAACTGATGAAACTGACCTTGGAACAGAAAATCGCTCACGGCGGACATCCGGTCCTTAGGTGGATGATGGACAACATATTTATCCGAACCGACCCTGCCGGAAACATCAAGGCTGACAAGGAAAAATCGACTGAGAAAATCGATGGAGCCGTGGCAACCATCATGGCACTCGACCGTGCGATTCGTTGCGGAAACGATAATGGCGAGAGTGTTTATGACAACCGTGGTCTGCTTATTTTTTAGCAAAGGAGAGTGATGTCAATGGGGATATTACAAGGAATTTTTAAGGCTCGTGATAAGCCTAAAGATACTCTGAGTGGTAGCCGTTACAGTTTCTTTTTCGGAGGAACTACTGCCGGAAAACCTGTCAATGAACATACGGCAATGCAGATGACGGCGGTCTATTCATGCGTAAGAATCCTGGCCGAAACCTTAGCCGGACTTCCGCTTCATGTCTACAAATACAACGATAGCGGTGGCAAAGAGAAACATCTACAGCATCCGTTATATAGATTGCTCCACGATGAGCCAAACCCAGAGATGACTTCCTTCACGTTCCGAGAAACGCTGATGAGTCATCTTTTATTATGGGGCAATGCTTACGCACAGATTATAAGGAACGCACGTGGTGAGGTTATTGCTCTTTATCCGCTTATGCCAAATAAGGTGAAAGTCGACCGCGATAAAAACGGGCGGCTTTTTTATTTGTACCAGCGGAGCATAGATGACGCACCCACTCTTGGAAAAGACAGCCTGGTCTATCTCGATCCCTCTGATGTGCTTCATATCCCCGGCTTGGGTTTTGATGGATTAGTGGGATATTCACCGATTGCTATGGCCAAAAATGCCATTGGATTGGCGATGGCTACGGAAGAATACGGAGCGAAGTTCTTTGCTAATGGAGCAGCACCCGGTGGTGTGCTGGAGCATCCAGGAACAATCAAGGACCCACAAAAGGTAAAAGACAGCTGGAACGCTGCCTATCAAGGTTCAACAAACTCCCACAGGGTGGCAGTGCTGGAAGAAGGCATGAAATATCAGCAAATAGGTATACCTCCCGAGCAAGCGCAGTTTCTTGAAACACGGAAATTTCAGATCAATGAAATCGCTCGTATTTTTAGAGTACCTCCCCATATGCTGGCTGACCTTGAAAAAAGTAGCTTTTCAAATATTGAGCAGCAGTCCTTAGAGTTTGTGAAATACACTCTCGACCCTTGGGTAGTACGCTGGGAACAAAATATGTACCGTTCTCTCCTTATGGCAAGTGAAAAGTCTACTGTTTTCATCAAATTCAATGTGGATGGATTGCTTCGAGGTGATTATGTCAGCCGTATGAATGGCTACGCAACCGCCAGACAAAACGGCTGGATGAGTGCCAATGACATCAGAGAGCTTGAGAACCTTGACCGAATACCGGCGGAACTTGGTGGTGATCTCTATCTCATTAATGGAGCAATGACCAAATTACAGGATGCTGGTGCGTTCGCAAATACGACAAGATTGGAGCAAACCCAATGAAGAAATTTTGGAACTGGGTAAAGGATGAAAAATCCGGTACCCGAACGCTCTACCTCGACGGCGTGATTGCCGAGGAATCATGGTTTGATGACGATGTCACCCCTAAGGCTTTTAAATCTGATTTATTCGCCGGTGAGGGTGACATTGTTATTTGGCTGAATTCGCCGGGTGGTGATTGCATCGCAGCCAGCCAGATTTACACCATGCTCATGGACTACAAAGGAAAAGTGACCATTAAGATTGACGGCATTGCAGCATCTGCCGCCTCCGTAATCGCTATGGCAGGAACAACTGTATTTATGGCACCTACCGCGCTGATGATGGTTCATAACCCCTTGACTGTAGCCATCGGTGACAGCGATGAGATGCAAAAAGCAATAGCTATGCTTTCAGAGGTAAAGGAAAGCATCATCAATGCTTATGAAATCAAAACAGGCTTATCACGGACAAAGCTTTCTCACCTCATGGATGCAGAAACCTGGCTGAACGCTAATAAGGCAATTGAACTCGGCTTTGCAGATGACATTTTGGAGGATGAGAAAAAGCGCAGTCAGCAAGATGGCTTCACCTATGCTTTCAGCCGTAGGGCAGTCACAAATTCGTTACTTGATAAAGTATGTCCCAAGAAAACCCCTGTCAAAAAAGGTATATCCGCTGATTCACTTGAAAAGCGGCTCAACAACATCATTCATTAATAGGAGGAAAAGATTATGAACAAGATTTTAGAACTGCGCGAGAAACGCGCCAAAGCATGGGACGCTACCAAAGCGTTCTTAGATACCAAGCGTGGCACAGATGGTTTGATTTCCGCCGAGGATGAGGCAACCTATAACAAAATGGAAGCCGATGTAATTGCCCTTGGTAAGGAAATCGACCGTTTGGAAAAACAGGCCCTATTGGATGCGGAACTTAACGCTCCTATGGCTAATCCGTTGACAGGCAAGCCTGCCACTCCCCAACTGGAAGGCAAAACTGGCAGAGCAACCGACGAATACAGAAAAGCATTCTGGAATGCTATGCGTACACGTGCCGGTGAAGGTCTTGACCCAGTTGTAAAAAACGCTCTGAAGATTGGTACGGACACCGAAGGTGGCTACCTCGTCCCCGATGAGTTTGAACGTACTCTTGTTGAAGCTCTGGAGGAGGAGAACCTCTTCCGTAGGCTGGCACATGTCATCACCACCGCTTCCGGCGATAGGAAAATTCCTGTCGTAGCATCCAAAGGTACGGCTTCATGGGTTGATGAGGAAGGCGCAATCCCTGAAAGTGATGACAGTTTCGGTCAGGTGTCTATCGGAGCATATAAACTGGGGACGATGATCAAGGTTTCCGAGGAACTTTTAAACGACAGTGTATTTCCACTTGAACCATATATTTCAAGGGAGTTTGCAAGACGTATCGGCAACAAGGAAGAGGAATCTTTCTTTATCGGTGATGGCTCCGGCAAACCGACTGGTATTCTTGCAGCAACGGGTGGTGCCCTTCTTGGAGTGACCACGGCAGGTGCAACAGCTATCACTCTCGATGAAGTGCTTGATCTGTTCTATTCGCTGAATGCTCCTTATCGTAACAAGGCGGTCTTTGTGATGAACGACTCAACAGTTAAGGCAATTCGCAAGCTGAAAGACGGTCAAGGTCAGTACCTATGGCAGCCATCTATACAGGCTGGAACTCCAGATACTATTCTTAACCGTCCGCTTTTTACATCTTCCTATGTGCCTGCTATTGCAGCTGGAGCAAAGACGATAGCATTCGGCGATTTCAGCTATTACTGGGTTGCTGACCGTCAAGGGCGTGTGTTTAAGAGACTTAATGAACTCTATGCTGTTACCGGTCAGGTGGGCTTTGTAGCTACTCAGCGTGTAGATGGAAAGCTGATTCTGCCTGAAGCCATTAAGGTTCTTCAGCAGAAGGCATAACGGAGGTGCATTATGAGCTACAACACAAAAAATTACACCGAACAAGGTGGCGACAAAACCGTCATCGGCGGTACGTTAGAGATTAAACAGGAGGCCTCGGTAACGGGGCTTCCCGTTGCAGAGAATCAGGCAGATAGCACTGCTACCGATGTAGCAGGTCTTGTCGCAGATTTTAATGCTCTGCTTGCAAAGCTAAAAGCGGCTGGTTTGATGGTGGCCGACGAATAATCACTGGAAGGAGGCAGTCAGCATGACAACAGATAATCTTCTCCCAAAAGTAAAAGCAAACTTGATATTGTCACATGATGCAGATGATGGCCTTCTGCTACATTACATCAAAGCGGCTGTCTCCTATGCGGAGAGCTACCAACATGTCGCTGAAGGCCATTACACGGAAAACCCAATGCCACCTACTACGGAACAGGCAGTAATTATGCTGTCGAGCCATTTCTTTGAGTCCAGAGATGGCTCGACGGCTGGTTTCTTTGCCGATAGTGTGCAGGCAGGNCAACAGGTTTGGAAAACGGTAAACCTGCTGCTCCGTCTCGACCGGGATTGGAAGGTGTGACATGAGCTTTGGAAAGATGAACACCTTTATAGATATTATTGAGAGAGTAACTGTAAAAGACTCGGAGGGTTTCAGCACTGAGATTGACAATATTGTTGCTTCCATCAAAGCATATCGGGAAGGTCGGCACGGCACCGAAATATGGGCGAACAGAGCCACATTTTCGGAAGCCACCGACCTTTTCCGTTTCCGCTGTATTCCCGGCGTTACTGTGACAACCGCAATGCTTATTGTTTGTGCAGACGGACGATTTGAAATTACCTCTGTGGAGGATGTCAAAGGCCGTGGGATGTACATTGAAGTACTCGCCAAGGAGGTGAAGCCCAGTGGCTAAAGTAACTATGAAAATGCCTGAGGACTTTCTTCTAAAGGTTTCACGGTTGAACGATAAAACTGATGAAATTATCCCTCGCGTACTTAAGGCTGGCGGTGAGGTTGTACTTGATAAGGTAAAGTCTAATCTCAATTCAGCGGTCGGTCGTGACACAAAGTTTCCTTCACGGTCCACCAATCAGCTTGTGGCAGCATTGGGACTTTCACCTGCTCTACAGGATAGGAATGGCAACCACAACGTTAAAGTCGGCTTTTCCGAGCCACGTCGTGGTGGAGGTAGTAATGCGAAGATAGCCAATATCATCGAATATGGAAAATCGGGGCAACCGGCAAAGCCATTCTTAAAGCCAGCGAGAACTACCAGTAGAAAGCCTTGCATCGAAGCAATGAAAGCAAAGCTGGACGAGGAGGTAAATAAGATATGAGCCTACTTTCGGATTTAAACGAAGTCCTGATGCCGCTGGGTATCCCTATCGAAACCGGCGTGTTCAGCGGTGTACCTCCTGACGAATATATGGTCTTTATCCCTCTAACGGATATATTCGAAGTCCATGCGGATAACCGCCCCGGCTTTGATGTACAGGAAGTGAGGATATCACTTTTCTCAAAAGGTAATTACCAACAGCGGAAAAGACAGATCACTACGGCTTTACTGAATGCGGACTTCACCGTGACTGAACGACGGTACATCGGACACGAGGACGATACCGGATATCACCATTATGCCATTGATGTGGCAAAAAACTATAGATTGGAGGAATAACACATGGCAACTATCGGTCTTGACAGACTGTACTATTCAAAGATAACCGAAGATTCCAACGGCGAAGAAACCTACGCTGTGCCTTCGGTACTTGCCAAGGCCATCACCGCCGAGCTTTCGGTGGAACTGGTTGAAGCTATTTTATATGCGGACGACGGTGCCGCTGAAGTGGTAAAAGACTTTAACAGCGGTACACTTACCCTCGGTGTGGATGATATTGGCCCGACTGTCGCGGCAGATTTGACCGGCGCATCCACCGACGATAACGGTGTACTGATCTCCGCCAGCGAGAATGTGGGTACACCCGTGGCAGTTGGCTTCAGAGCGCAAAAGGCAAACGGCACATATCGCTATTTCTGGCTCTATCGCGTGAAGTTCGGCCTGCCTGCAACGAACCTGCAGACAAAGGCGGATTCCATTACCTTCTCTACGCCAACCATCGAGGGGACGGTAATGCGTAGGAATAAACTGGACGGCATGGGCAAACACCCATGGAAAGCGGAAGTCACTGAAGGTGATGCAGGTGTATCTTCTGCCATTATAACCGGTTGGTTTACTGAAGTTTACGAGCCGGTCTATACGCCGGAACCTTAGGAGGAAAGAGCTATGAATAATGAGAGAAGCGCCACAATCAACATCGGCGGTAAAGACTATGAACTGGTTCTGACCACACGTGCGACAAAAGCGATTGCCGGTCGTTATGGCGGGCTTGAAAACCTCGGAGAAAAACTGATGAAATCAGAAAACTTCGAGATGGCTCTGGATGAGATCGTTTGGCTAATTACGCTGCTGGCAAACCAGTCAATCTTGATTCGGAACCTTAAGAATAAGAATGCTCCTGAGGAACTTCTCACTGAGGAGGAAGTCGAACTACTCACCTCTCCACTTGACTTGGCGGCATATAAAAATGCAATCACCGAAGCGATGTTCAAGGGCACAAAGCGTGACGTTGAAAGTGAGGAAGAAACTCCAAAAAACGTGGAAGTCGGGTAACGGACGCTGAAGTCTTTACCCGGCTTCTTTACTATGGAACAGTTCAGATGGGCATGGACACAGAGGAATTCTGGCTTATGCCTATCGGACTTTTTTTTGATTTATGGGCTTGCCACAAGCAATGGCATGGCATTGAAAAGCCGAAGAAAACCCGGACCATTGACGATATTATCCCGCCGGGTATTTAGGAGGAGGTGAAGGCATGGCAGATAATTTTGGTTTAAAAATAGGTGTTGAGGGCGAGCGTGAATTTAAGAAAGCTCTTTCCGAAATAAATCAGTCCTTCAAGGTGCTGGGCAGCGAAATGACCCTTGTTACCAGCCAGTTTGATAAAAACGATAAATCAATACAATCGGTTACTGCTCGGAATGCGGTTCTTAATAAAGAAATTGATGCACAGAAAGAGAAAATTTCTACACTTAAGGCTGCCCTTGATAATGCCTCCTCCTCTTTCGGTGAAAATGACCGACGTACCCAGAACTGGCAAATTCAGCTCAACAGAGCACAAGCTGAACTTAACGATATGGAACGTGAACTTGAGGAGTCCACAATCGAAGCGGACAATCTCGGTGACGAATTAGACGATTCGGGCAAAAGTGCAGAAGATGCCGGTGGTAGGTTTGAAAAACTCGGTGGCGTACTAAAGGGCATCGGTGTGGCGATGGGCGCTGTCGCCGTTGCTGCTGGAGCCGCAGCTATAAAGTTAGGCAAAGAGGTTGTTCAACAATTCGGAGAGCTGGAACAAAACCTTGGTGGCTCTGAAGCTGTCTTCGGTGCATACGCTGCATCAATTCAGAAAACCGGTGAGGAAGCCTATAAAAATCTTGGTGTCTCCCAAAGTGAGTATCTCGCCACCGCCAACAAAATGGGTGCGTTGTTCCAAGGTTCTGGTATACAGCAACAGAAAAGCCTTGAGCTAACCGAAAAAGCCATGCAACGTGCGGCGGATATGGCGTCGGTTATGGGCATTGATATGTCCATGGCTATGGAAGCGGTCACGGGCGCCGCCAAGGGCAACTTCACCATGATGGATAACCTCGGGGTGAGCATGAACGCCACATCCATCCAAGCCTATGCCGCCGCCAAGGGGCTGGACTTTGTGTGGGCTTCTGCTTCTAATGCGGAGAAAGCCGAAGTCGCCATGCAAATGTTCTTTGAAAACACCGAACAATACGCGGGCAATTTCGCGCGAGAATCCACGCAGACAATATCCGGCTCACTGGGGCTGCTCCAGGCGGCGATTGGTTCCTTTACGGCGGGGCTGGGCAACACGAATGCCGACATGACCAACCTGACGCAGAACCTGGTGGATGCCTTTGGCGCGGTCGTGGCGAACATCGTGCCGGTGCTGGAGAACGTGGTCAGCGCCCTGCCCGCCGCGACAGGCGCCATCTTGAGCGCCGTCGGGGACTTGCTCCCCCTGCTGCTGGATACGGTTGTTTCCATGTTTACCCAGGTGCTGGATACCCTTATGAACCTGCTGCCGGAACTGATCCCCGCTGCCGTGAGCGCCATCATGACCATCACAGGCTCCCTGATCGATAACCTACCTCTCCTGGTCGCCGCCGCCGTGCAGCTGGTGAACACGCTGGTATCGGGCATCGCTCAAGCCCTGCCCTCCCTGATCCCCGCCGCCATGACAGCGGTCATGACCATCGTGCAGGGCCTGCTGGAGCAGCTGCCCCAGATGCTGGATGCGGCGCTGCAGCTGATTCTCGGCTTGGCGCAGGGCTTGCTTGACGCCATTCCGCGCCTCATTGCCGCCATGCCGGCCATCATCACGGCACTGGTTAACTTCTTCATCAAGGCCATTCCCCAGATCATCGAGGCGGGGATCAAGCTTCTAAGCTCCCTGGTGACAGCCCTTCCCACCATCATCAAAGCGGTCGTGGAGGCGATCCCCCAGATTATCGATAACATCATTGACGCGGTCATCGATGCCATTCCGCTCATCATCGACGCGGGCATCAAGCTGCTGGTTTCCCTGATCCAAGCCCTGCCGCAGATCATTACCACCGTGGTCACGGCCGTCCCGCAGATCGTCGGCAGCCTGGTGGATGCCATCATCGGGAACATCGACAGGATCATTCTCACAGGCGTCCAGCTCTTCACCTCCCTGATTCAGAACCTCCCGGCCATCATCGTGGAGGTCGTCAAGGCGGTGCCCCAGATCATAGCGGGNATCGTCAGTGCCTTCACAGGCTCCATCGGCGAGATTGCCAAGGTGGGCACCAGCCTGATCCAGGGACTCTGGCAGGGCATCAGCGACGCGGGCGCCTGGCTGAGGGACAAGATCGCGGGTTTCTTCGGCAATGTGGTGTCCAGCATCAAGGACTTCTTCGGCATCCGCAGCCCCTCTACGCTCTTTGCGGGGTTGGGCTTCAACATGGGTGAGGGCATCGGCGTGGGCTTTGAAAAGGCCATGGACGGCGTGGCGCGGGATATGCAAAATGCCATCCCCGCTGACTTTGACGTGAACATGGGGACGCGTGGGTACAGGAACGGATCGACCAATGCCGGGAGCACCATCACCCAGAATATCTCCGTGGTATCGCCCAAGGCCCTGTCTGAAAAGGAACTGGCGCGGGAGTTCAGGAACCTGTCCCGCAAGCTGGCCCTGGAATACTAAGGAGGTCTCAACGTGGAACTGACATACATCAACGCAAGCGGCGAGCGCCTCAGCCTCCGGCAGTCGCGCCCCTACTTCCTGACTCGCATAGATGGCACCGGCCGGGTGCGGCAAAGCGTGAACACCTTTAAGGCGCCGGATCAGGACGGTGCTTTTTTCATCTCCTCCGCTATGGATATGCGGGACATCACCCTGGAAGGCACGGTTGTCGCCGGCACCGTGGACGAGGCCTACGCGCTGCGCAAGCGTTTCCTCCGCGTCTTCACGCCCAAGCAGCAAGGCCTGCTGGTCTATAGGGAGCGTCAGATCGCCTGCGTGGTGGAAGAGGCGGGCTTTTCCGCTTCCATCCGTGAGCGTGCGCCTAATTTCTTCGTCAGCCTGCTCTGCCCTTCGCCCTTCTTTGAAGCGATGGATGAAATCCGGGAGGAGCTGGCCATGTGGTCACCCTTGCTCACTTTTCCGCTGGAGATACCGGAGGGCGGGCTCATGTTCGCCTTGCGCCAGCCCAGCCAGATCATCACCGTGGACAATGTAGGCGATGTGCCCTGCGGCTGCCACATCGTCTTTCTGGCTCTGGGCAGTGTGACCAACCCCGAGCTCATGAACCTGGACAGCGGCGATAAGCTGCGCCTGAACACCCTCATGACGACGGGGGAGGAACTGCATATCCATACCCACTTCGCTGGCAAGCGGGTGACACGCCTCATCGGGCAGGAGGAGAGCAACGCCTTCTCCCTGCTCGATACAAGTTCTGTCTTCCTGCAGCTTCAGCCCGGGCGGAATTTACTGCGCTACAACGCCGAGGAAAACCTTGACATGCTGGAAGTCAGCATCTACTACCGACCCATGTACCTGGGGGTGTGAACATGGAACTATACATCTACAGCAAGGAGCGCCAGCTGGCGGGCATCGTCGAGTCCTTTGAGTACCTGCGCTGGACGCGGCGCTATGCCCGCTGCGGCACCTTTGAAATGAAAGCCATCGCGACATCGGAGAACATCTCCTTGTTGCGCACCGGCAACTACCTATGGAAAAGCGACGATGAGGAGATCGGCATCATCGAGCAGTTGGAATTGGAGCAGGCGGACAGGGAGACCGTCACGGTAAGCGGGCGCTTCGCGACCTCTCTGCTGGCCCGGCGCATCGTCTGGGGTACGGAGACGCTGTCGGGCGATCTGTCCGCCTGCGCCGCGCAGCTCATGAACAACCAGCTCATCACGCCCACGGACACTCCCCGGTACATAGCCGGGATCGCTTTCTCTTCTCCGGCCATGGGCGTCCAGGTCAACACGCAAGTATCCTATAAGAACCTCATGGATACCATCACGGGGCTGTGTGAGGCCTCCGACCGCGGCATCAAGACCCTCTTTTCGCCGGAGGATGGCCTGCTGACCGTCTCCCTGTACGCGGGGGCTATTTCTCAGGCGGTTTTCTCCCATGAGTACGAGAACCTGACAGAGCAGAGCTATACGCACAGCGACTTGGGCTTCGCTAACACCGCGCTCATCGGCGGCGAAGGCGAGGGCACTTCCCGCGTCATGGCGGCCATCGCGGGCGGCATAGGCGAGGCCCGGCGCGAGGTGTTTGTGGACGCAAAGGATTTGCGCCAGGAGGATTTCGGTACGGAGTATCAGGACGCGCTCCTCTATCGCGGGCAGAGCAAGCTGTCCGCGTTATCCGTCCTTAGCGCCTTTGACGCGGAGGTGAACCCGCACGGCAACCTGCGCTACAAAGCGGACTTTGACTTAGGTCAGGTCGTGACCGTGCTCTCAAAAAAGTGGGGCATCACTCTGACGGCCCGCATTACCGAGGTGAACGAGACTTATGACGAAGGCGGCCTGTCCCTGGGGCTGGTATTTGGCAAGGGCGCGCTCACCTTAATCGAGAAGCTGAAAGGAAGCTGAGCTATGGAAAAGAGCGGATTCTTCAACTCTTCCGGCGGTGACCGGCTCTACGATGCCACTGACTTTGCGGGCTACTTTGGCAAGCTGGTCAGCAATGGCATCTTCTACACCGAGGCAAGCAACCTGCAGGTCACGCCCGGTAGCGGCATGTCACTGAGCGTTGCCGCGGGCAGTGCCTGGATTAAGGGCCATGCCTATGAGAACACCGATGCGCTGCAACTCAATCTGAGCACTGCCGACGGTGTGAAGCCGCGCCTTGACCGGGTGGTGCTGCGCCTGAGCGCCTCGGAGCGCTCGGTCTATCTGGCTGTGCTCACCGGCACGCCCTCTGACAGCCCCGCAGCGCCCGCCCTGACCCGCACCAATGATACCTATGAGCTGGGCCTGGCGGAGGTGCTCATCCCCAAGGGCGCCGTATCCATCGTGTCTCAGAACATCACCGACACCCGGCTGAACCAGGCGCTGTGTGGCTTGGTGAACTCCCTCGTGAGCGCTGTCTATGAGTAAGGAAGTGAACCTATGCCGACATTGACCTACAACCTCAGCAGCTTTACTAAGACGAACACGGACATGAAGGCCGACGCGACCTTCACGGCCTACGCCTCCGGGACGGCAGTTGCCAATGCCACCATCTCCTCTGCTTCTTTGTACCTCAGCAGCATGAAGACCTACTCGGGCTACTGCTACCTGACCTTTACGCTGGGTTCAGGCTCCGGTACGACCGCCAACTTTGCCTCCAACTCAAGCGTGCACGCAGAGACGGTCGCGCTGACCGCCTACTCCGCCGGGCTTTTGACCGCCGGAAGCGGCACCGTCACCTTCACCGTCAGGCGCTCAAACTCCGGCAGCGGCAACCTGCTGAACATCCGGGACGGCTTGAGCGGCACGTTGACGCTAAACTACACCCTCAACACCACAGCCTGTGGAGCACCCACCGCTTGCTCCGTGAACAGCACATTGGCGGAGGGCAATGTCACCCTGTCCTGGAGCGGGGCGTCTGGCGGCATCAACAACGCCATCTCCTCCTATGAAATCCAGTACAGCGATTCCAGCAACGGCAGCAGCTGGGGTGCATGGACGGCGCTGACCACCGTCACCACCAGCGCCACCAGCGGAAGCGTGTCTGTCGCTCCGCCCGGCACACGGGGGAACTACCGTCGCTTTCAAGTGCGCACCCGCGGCGCTGCCGGAGCCAGCTACTACTCCGGCTGGAAGATATCCAGGAATTCCGTACGCAGGAACACCCAGCCCACAGCGCCCACAACGCTCACGGCCACGCCCGCCGTGTACAGCACCGAACAGATCTCCCTGGCTTGGAGCGGCGCTTCCGGCGGCACCAGCGCTATCAAGGGTTATACCATCACCAGCCGCACCTCGACGGATAACGCGACCTGGAGCGGATGGACGACTCTGACCACCCTGTCGCTGACCGCAGGCAGCGGGACGTACACACCCACCGTGACACGGGTGATCGGTACCTACACGCAGTTTGGCATCACGACCATTGACGCGCTGAATGTGGCTTCCGCAGTCAAGACCAGCGCCAGCATCCTCTGCTCCATCACGCCCTGCGGCCTACCCACCGTGTTCTCGCTAAACGCGACACTATCCGAAGGCGCGGTAACGCTGTCATGGAGCGGCGCTTCCAATGGCGCCGGCAACACCATCACGGCCTATGAAATCCAGTACAGCGATTCGATGGACGCCTCCTCCTGGGGCGCTTGGACGGCGCTCTCTGTCCTCAGCAGCACCGCCACCAGCGGCAGCCTGAGCGTCAACCCTTCCGCGACGCCGGGCGTCTATCGGCGCTTCCGGCTGCGCATCCGGGGCAGCGCTGGGGAAACATACTACTCGGCTTGGTTGACATCAAGCAACAGCCTTAGGCGCAACATCCCGCCGACAGCGCCCACGGTCTTGACTGCCACGCCTGCCGTGTACGATACCGAGCAGGTCACGCTTAGCTGGAGCGGGGCTGTTGCCGGCACCAGCGCCATCAAGCAGGCAGTCATCCAGCAGGCGGCTTCTGCGGATGGAACGACCTGGAGCGCTTACACCACCCTTGTCACGCTGGCGACCAGCGCCACCTCGGGCAGCTATGCGCCTGCGGCCTCAAGTGTCCCTGGCATGTCCACGCGCTATCGGCTGAACCTGACGGATACCCTGAGCGCTGTCTCAGGCTACATTCTCAGCAACGTCATTCGCAAGGCCAGCCCACCGACAGTGCCGGTCATCTCCTCTCCCAAAGCAGGCGATGTGACCTATGGCACGCGGCCCAGGTTCCTCATCACCACTGGGACACGGCTGGGCAATGATACGCAGAAGGTCTGTGTCAGGATTGGGACGGCGGAGTGGGAGGACAGCGTAGTAAACCCCGATCGCTTCTCCTCGCCCGGCCACCTTGCCAATGGCGCCGCTGTGGTGTATACACCCACTGCACTTGCCCCCGGCAGCTACAGCATCGCCTTCCGCTGCATTGACAGCGTGTCCGGCGCCATCGGGCCTGAGGTGGTCAGGGCATTCACCGTACTGCCCTCTCCTTTTGAGGCGATCGCGGCGAACGTAAGCAAGGTCAAGGCGGCCCACATCCAAGAACAGCGCATGGCTTTGAACACCATCCGAGCCTACTACGGTATAGGCCCCGTGAAGTGGACTGAGGAAGTGGCCGCAGGAAAGACACAGGTGAAGAACTGGCCCTTCCATGTGCTGGAGCTTCGGCGCAGCCTTGAGCAGGTGATTGATGTCATCAACGGCTTTGACACTGCTGGCAGCAATAAGATAACGGCGCCGCTCTGGCTTCCCTTTGAAACAGGCAGGCCTAAGGCCAGCGTGATGCTGCAGCTGCAGGAGGTTATTCTGGGGCTATAATCCTTTTCCCAACAGTTATCTGTTTCCCAGCGCACGCCTCTGTGAATACAGGGGCGTTTTTCATCCATCAACATCAACAGGAGGGTTCATCCATGAAGAACATTTGGTCTACGATTCAGGCGGGCATCACGGCAATCGGCGCGTTCCTGGGCTGGTTTCTCGGCGGGTTGGACGGTTTTCTCTATGCCTTGGTCGCCTTTGTGGTTCTTGATTATGTCACCGGCGTCATGTGCGCCATCATCGACAAGACGCTGTCCAGCAACATAGGTGCCAAGGGCATCTTCAAGAAGGTGCTGATCTTTGTGCTGGTTGGCGTGGGGCATATCATTGATACACAGGCGCTTGGCGGCGCCGGCACGGTACGCACGGCGGTCATCTTCTTTTATCTAAGCAACGAAGGGGTCTCCATCCTGGAGAACACCGCCCACCTTGGCCTGCCCATCCCCGACAAGCTCAGGGGCATACTGGAGCAGCTGAACGACAAGGATGAGGACGGTGAGGACGTGTGAACCTGAAGACGCTTCTCTTCGTGANCAATCCCTGCTTCAAGACGGGAAGAAGCATTGTGCCCAAGGGCATCATGGTGCATTCGACCGGGGCAAACAANCCGACGCTCAAGCGCTATGTGGGACCAGATGATGGCCTGCTNGGCAAGAACCTGTACAACAATCACTGGAACCAGGATAAGCCAGGGATGCGTCAGGTCTGCGTGCATGCCTTCATCGGCAAGCTGGCTGATGGCAGTATTGCCACCTACCAGACACTTCCTTGGAATCATCGCGGATGGCATGCCGGGGGCTCTGCGAACAACACGCACATCTC